CGAAATTGACTTCCACGACGTTATCGAAGCCCAGCAGCTTCAGGCGCTCGACGATGGGCGCGCCGAACGCGGAATCGACAAACAGCATCGCGACGCGCGACGCCGGCGAGCGCTCGCTCATGACCTGCGCGAGCTTCGCAATCATTACCTCGCGCGTACCAACTTCGCCGGCGAGGCGAATCGGCGCCGGCACCGCCGGCCCGGGGCGCGCGTTCAGACCGCGGCGGAACCGCACCACGTTCCACGCCTCGCCGCCGGCACTCACGTCGCAGCCGGCGACAAGCGGCTCATCGGCCAGCGTTTCGCGCTCGCGGAGCTGCGCCGCGTTCACGCGCCCGAGGTCGACGAACTGGAGTTCCGATGCGTTGGGCGGAATGCCGCGCACGCGGACGCGCACAAAGTCGGAATCCTCACCGTAATCGTGAACCCATTCGGCGATTTGCTTTTTATTGGTGCGCTCGCTCGTGCGCGAATCAATCGAACGATGGTTCCAGCGCTGCCGCGCGTTGCCGAACGTGACGTGATGGAAGCGCCCCGAATTGCGCGTCGGGTTGCCGAAGAGAAACATCATTGGGTGGCCGTCAGTCAGGCCGCCTTCGGCAACGTCGAAGATGCGGTCGGGAACTGCGCTCGCCTCGTCAAAGATGTAGAACGAGGTCGAATCGGAGGCGTGCTGGCCCGCGAAGGCCTCCGAGTTTTCCTCGCGGCACGTTTGCGCTGAGCAAAACCACTTGGCCGGATAGCTGCGGTGGTACATGCGGTCGCCGGTAATGCGAAACCAGTGCGCCGTGATGATCAGGTTGGTCCAGTGCTGCACCGCCGCCCACGTCTTCGTCTGCAACTGAATGAACGTATTCGCGGTAATTGTGCCCTGGGAAAACGGGCGCGTTGACATGATCCAGTCGACCAGCCAGGCGACGAGCGTACTTTTGCCGATACCGTGGCCCGATGCCGTCGTCATGCGAATCGCGGGAACCGCGGCCGCGCCATCGAAGCGCCGCGCGCGGACCTGGCGGCCCACGTCGCGCAGAAACTCGGTTTGCCACTTATCCGGCCCGATTTCTTTCTCAAGCTGCCCCGGTTCACCCCAGGGATAGGCGAACTGGACGAACCCGAGCGGGTCGGCGTAGTACTGGCCGATTTCTTCGGCCAGCGTCACGTTCGAAGCTTCAGCCAGCATCAGATTCGCCGCCGGTTTGCGCCGCCATGCGCGCGCGCGCCGCGTTCAATCGCTGTACGATTTCGATCGGCGCGCCGCCCGGTCCTGAGAGCTCGAGCGAGCCGTGCATTCCGTATTTCTCGCGCATCCATCCGCGCAGCAGCAGCGCCAGCAGGGTATCCGATTTGCGCCAGGTCCCGAGCGGCGCGGCGCCCGGTTTGTCGCGCCAGGCGCGGCGCTCCGGTTCGCGGATCCCGCCGCGCGGCCCGATCACAGCGGGCGTTTCGACATACTCTTCCTGCGGGTAAATGAAGCGGCCCTGAAACACATTCGGCTCGTAAACGCCGCGAGTCGCGCGTTCCACCGCTTCGTCTTCGAGCGATTGCGCCGCGTGGGTCTTTGCTTCCTGGAAGCGCTCGAAGTACGCCGGATCGGTCTTCAGCCAGTGATAGTGCTGCTTGCGGTCGATCCCCGCCGCCGTCGCCGCATCGCGCAAAGACCCGCAGGCGGCAAAAGCCGCCAGCATCGCGGCGCGCTTGTCCACCGTGGGCGTGCGCCGCTTGCGTCTGGGTTTTACCCGCGCCGCGGGTTCGCCCGCGGGCATCGCTTGCGCGTGCGCTCGTTTGGCCGCGGGTTCGGGTTGCGGTGTGGCGGCGGGTTTGCGTGGCGCCTTCTTTTTCGCGGGCTTACGCGGCGGCTTCTTTGTCATCCGGCTGTTTCATGGCGGGTTGCCGTCGATCGGAAAACGCCCAGTTCGCAAAGTTGCCCGACAGCACGCTGAGCGCTGTAAGAAGCGGTGTCAGGCCGTGACTGGTTTCCTCTTTGACCTCGCCGAGCGCTACCGCCGCCGAAAGGCCCGCCAGGACTATCAGCAGGATAAAGCCGAAAATCATCTTTTGCTGGTCTATGCTCACGTCGCGCCGCCCCCACATCCGGAAGACGCCCGGTACACATCGGCTTCGCCGATTTCGACGGCACAGGCGCGATTGAGCAGGCCCACGAGGATAACCAGCCGCCGCGCGCCCTTCGAGCGCTCGACCACGCCCGTAAGCCCGGCGAGCGGTCCCGAGGCTACCGTCACCGCCTCGCCCGCGCGCCACTCCGCGGGCGCAACCGCGCGCGGATCACGCGCCACGGCGTGCAACTGCGCCATTACTTCCGGGCCGAGCGGTTCGGGCGTTCGCCCGCTTGAAACCACGCTGACCACGCCGCGCACGCGCAAAACGTCGGAGCGCTCGCGCACCGCGTCGAAACAGGCGAACACGTAACCGCGAAACAGCGGGCGGCGGACCTGTATATCGCGCCTTCCTAAGCGCTCGCGGCGCACGTAGTACGGCAGGAACGCATCGAGCGAGCGCTCCTCAAGCTGGGCGGTAACTAAAAATTCACAATTGGAGCGCACGCGCACCGCGTACCAGCGCGCGGCCCAATCCGGCACGGGCCATTCCGGCGAAGGCGCGGGCGCGCGATGCGCTACGCGCCTTTCGGGAGGAAACGCCGCCGGGATAGCTGCGCAGGCCAGTCAGTTAAGTAGTTGACGCGCGCGCGCGAAGTTTTTCACTTTTTCGCGCGAATGGTTTAATCTTCGTCGTTTGGCGCAAGCGCCCGCTGTGGCGCAAGCGCGGCGGTGTCTCGGTCGCGCACGTCGCGCACTCCGTGCTGGCCTACCTTCAGCCTTCGAACGCCGGGAAAGCACCATAACGTGTAATAATTCGACGGATCCAGCAGGCGCGATTCGGCGGGGTAAAGCTCGAAGGCCTCGCACTCCGGACCAGCCAGCGCATTTTTTATTTCCTGGAAGTGCCGCCAATCATGCCGCGCCGTTCCGTCGTGGCTTGAAATTCCCAGTTGAATCATGCCCGCATCGGAACCGAATACCTGATCGGGCCTGCGCCTCAACGTGATGTAATAGACGTCGTTGTACCACGCCTCATCCGGGTCGTCGGGATGCCGTTTATTCTTTTCTACGTATTGGCGGCTCAGCGGTTTGAGTTTTGACGATTGCTCGGCAGCGGCTTGCGGATGCTCTTGCTTCCAACATTCGATTAGCTTCTCCCGCAGCTTCTCTGTGCTCTCTCGGTCATAATCGCGCAGACGTGAAAGCAGTATTTCGCGCTCATGCTTTTGGAGGAACGATGCTCTTTCAGGGCCGCCCGTCGTCGCCCGGGTAGGGTTAAAGGCCAAGGTCTATCCCTCCTTTTCCCCAAGCGGAAACGTTTTCAGCGGCCGCGCCCCGGTATAGCCGTACGAAACCACGCGCGCGAGCACGTCGGGCGCAAGCGTTTCCTCCAGCGCCTTCAGCGTCGGGCGCGCGATCGCGGCGTACGCCTTCAGGCCGAGCGCCTTCGCGACCGCGGCGTAATCGATGGTCGACTGGTAGGCACACGGCCCGAGCGTCGCGAGGTATTCCGCGCCGCGCGTTTCGTGCGCCGTCGCCGGCGGCGTTTCCGCGTAGCGCTCGCGTATCAGTTCGCGCAGCACTTCGACGCGGCGCAGCTTCGGGCGCACTTCCACCAGTTCGGCTTCGAGGCGCCCCAGCTCGTCGACCCACGCAGCCAACAGCGCGGCGGGATCACTCGGGACCAGGCGCAGCGCGGAGGCGCGCGCCGCCGGTTTGCGCTCAGGCGCTGCGGTTGCGCGAGCGGCGGGTTTGCGCATGGGCATGACGGCGATTATACGCGAGGCGCGGCGCGTATGCTGGCGTCGCTGGTCACGGCTTCTGTGCGAATATTCTCTGCCTGTACGACCAGGCATTGATAACAGCCGGGGTCGAGCGGCTCGAATTTATCGTCGGTGCCGAACCTGCGGATACCCAGAATAGTGCGCGTGGTCCCGCATTTTTCGCACGTTACTTTGTCAAGCGGCTTGTGCATTTGCTCATCGTGCCCGCCAGCGATTATAAGCCTGGCGCGGCCGGCTGACACCGAACAATGGCGAAATTTCATGAGATTTCGCGACTTCGCGTGTTATGATCGGTCGAAATCTCGCGGAATTTCGCGCCTTTCGCGCGTCACCTGCGAGCGGAGGAACATGGAAACGGTAATTGAAAACGGAGAGTGGGTAAACAAGACGGAGGCGGCCGAAATTCTCGGCGTGAGCGTCCGCCAGGTTGAAATTCGCGCCGCAAAGGGCGAAGTGCGCAAGCAGGTGTTGCCTAAGAAACCGAACGAACGTGCCGCGCGCGTGGAGTATCTGCGCGAGGATTTGGAGGCCATCCGGGCAGGGAAGCCGAACCGCCGCGGCGAGCCGACGCCCGAGCCCGTCGCGCTGGCCGTCGTCGCGCCTGCCGGCGATCCTTTCGCCGGGCTCGCCGCGCATCTGGCCGCGCTTTCGCGCGCGTTTCCGCCGCCGGTGGAAACGCGGCCCTGGCTCAGTCTGACCGAAGCGGCCGCCTGGAGCGGGTTACCGGCCGCGTGGCTTCTGGCGAAGGCGCGCGAAGGCTCGCCGTTCGCGGTCAACGTTGGTCAGTGAACCAAAGCGCACTGGCGTTTCAACCGCGAAGCGCTGGCGGCGGCGCGATAGGCCGCTGCCCGGTGCGCCAAACAGTCACACTATAGCCGTCTGCATAGATACGCCGATAATGCGTGATTCTCGGATGGCTATATAGCTTTCTGAATGCCGCCAGCCGCCGAATTGTCATCCGATCTGGCGGTTTCTGATTACTCACGCGGCCGCGCACGCCGCAAACTGCGCGCGCAGCGCGTTGACACCCGATTTATGCAGGCGATATGCGCGCGAAGGCGAAATACCGAGCCGCCGCGCGGCCGCGCTGACGGTTCCGCGCTCGCCCTCGTCGTAAACCGCGCGTATAACGCGCTCCGTGGCCCCAGGCAGCGCGCGCACGGCGCGGGCGAGGGTTGCGGTGCGCCTTTGCCCGTCCAGCGCGTCGTGCAGCGCGGCTTCTGCATTATGGGCCGCGTCGTGCGTGGGTTCGGCGGCCGCGTCCAGCGATTCGAACAGCGGGCGCAGCGCCTGGCGGCCGCGTCCATCGCTCCAAACCGCGCGCACCGACTGCATAATCGCGCCGTGGACCGCCGGCCGCGCGAACACGGCGAAAGGCGTCCAATCGTGCAGTTCGGGCTGGTAGCGCTCGGCAGCGCCGATCAGACCGACGCGGCCGGCCGAAACCAGGTCTTCGAGGTCAAACGCCCGCGGGATCCGGCGCAGCGCCAGGCGCGCGAGAGTATCCACCAGCCACAAATGCCCGCACACCAGCCGATCACGCTGAGCGAGAGTAGGCGCGTCGGCTGGCATGGTTGCGAGCATGCTGAATGGGTTACCGGTCATCTTACCCCGGTTTTATGACAATATCCAGGTCGCGTCGGATCGATCCGGTTCGATACGCGTCCGTCCTGATCGCCGCCGGCGCAGGCGGCGAGGGAACCAGCGCGCGGCGAGCGCCTGCGTTCTGCGCGTCCGGCCCGTACGCCTGCGCGCGGCTGCCACATTCATAGGCTGCGTTCGCCCCAAAGCGTTCGGCGCGCCCGGTGGCGGGTAAGTGAGCGCGCCGCGAGGCGCTTCGGCGCGGGCTGAGGAGACGCGCGCGGCGAGCGCGCAACCGATTCAACCTGGTGACCTCGAATGCTACTGAGAGTCTAATCTCTTCTTTCTAATACACATAAGGTATCGGCCCGCCATAACGGCATAGTCTGTGCAGTTTGGCTATCTATTTGGCAAAGCAATGTTTGTCTATTTGGCACAGTCTGTGCCAGATTCCTGAAACTCACTCGGCGGCGCCGGGGGGCGCAAGCGAAAAGCGGCGCGCGGCGTGTTCGTGTGGGGCGAAACTAAGGCGAATCAGGAGCGCAGGCGCGGAAACGCCCGAAGCGCGGGTACACTTCGGGCGTTAGTTCCGTGCAAGTAATTTACGGGCTGCTTCGAGGTCTTCTGCGCTTGCGGCGTCGAGCACTTCCGCCATAAGCGCCGCCTCATCGGGCGGCGGAAGATCCGCCTGCGCCAGTTGCGCCATGTACCCGGCGAGTGTGCGGACGCGGTTCTCCTGTTCGAAGCGCGCTGCGACGGCCGCGCCAGCCAGTTCCTTACTGCGATACCGTCGCCAGGATTCGAGATATCCGGCAATCTGTTTTTCAATCAGTCCGTGGCCCATCGGTGCCTGTTGGCCGTGGCCGCGGCGCGTGGCATACATGCGGCGCACCTGCGCGGCGACGACATCGACGCTCGGCAATTCTCCATTGCCGGCCCACTTCTCAACCGTTGTCCATAACCAGGCCGCATCTTTTTCCGTGGCGCGGCCCGAAACATCGATGAGCGCCGCTATCAGCGGTTCGAAGTCGAGCGCCGCCGGCGCAGGCGCAGCGGGTTCAATCGCGGGCTCGGGCAGTTCGGTGCCCGCGGCGTGTGCGCGTGGGTTCGCCGGCGCGGTGCTGCCTGTGATATTCCAGGCGGCGAGTTCGCCGGGTGTCATGTGCCGGCGTCCCTTGCCGATGACGTAAAACGCGCGGTTACCCACGGTACCGATGTTCGGATCGTCCGCCCAGGTCTGCAGGATGTCATCGAATCGCCGTATCAGCCAGCTTGTGCCGGCCGGGCTGGTTTTGGCGCGCTCAGTGTCGAAGCGCTGTATAAAACCCTTTTGGGCGAGCGCTTCGAGGCAATGCGCCACGGTGCGGCGCGGCATCGGTTCGCCGGGCGCATCGGAGAGCGGATTCGTAAATCGCGCCGTCGCGCGCGCAATGCGCGTGATACTGGCGTCGGCCAGCACGGCGCCGCGCTGGCGGCCCTGCTTGTCCCGCATCGGATCCGGCCGTAAACTCCAAATCGTTTTGAGCACTACCGCAGTGCTCATGTACAGCGCATGCTGTACCAGCCAGCCGTATTTCGGCACGTGGGCATTATTCGGCAGTTCCGCCGGCCGCGTACACCACGCATCGCCGCGCGTCTCGGTGCGCTTCTGGCGCGCCGCCGCCGCCGGGCTCATGCCGCGGCCCCCGGGTCCGGGCTGTCGTCAAACCCGAGCGCCCATTGCACATCCGCCGGCGACAAATGCAGAACGATGTCGCGCGGGCGGTCCGCATCGTCGTCCCATGAAATTCCGGAGGCCTCCGAAATCAGGCCGAGCGCTGCCAGCTCTTTCAGCGTGGCGCGCACCTCGTCGACCGTGAGCGCGGCGCGCTCGCGCGGGCGCACTTCGCCTGCGGGTTTGGGTTGCGGTTCGCGTTTGGGTAGGTTGGTCAGGGCTTCAATCTCGAAACGTGGAAAGAAATACCAACGCTGAGACTTGCCCTCGGGGTGGATTCACTATTACAATCGAACCAGGCGCGCTTTGTCAGGCGCGTTCCGGTGTCCACCACAAGGGTTCAAAGTCTTCAAGTGCTTACACTCGTTGAGAATCAGGTCGCCAAACTTAACAATCAACGTGTGTTTTTGTATCCGGTGGGTGGATCCCGGCCAGACCCTAATTGCGTTACGGGAGAGCGTAGGCTTATAGTCTGCGCTCGCGGTCGCAAAGCGACTGAGTTCCGATAACAGTAATTATTGTCACGTAAGCCTGACAACGTTATCGTCACCTTAGCGGAACTTCCGGCGGCGGCTCTGCGCTCTCTGCGGCCTTGCAGGCTATGGGCGTTTCGTTCTGGGTCTGCTGTTGGGCGCGCACTGCCGCATGGTACGCGGCGCGCTGCGCCGAATAAGCGGCGGTTCCGATTTTGGCTGCTTCGCGCCGACTCATCGGCATCGGGTTTTTGCCAGCCGCAATGCGCTTGCGCATGCGAAAGTTCCGCGTCCGCCGCCGCCCCATCTCGCGTAACTCTTCTAAAGTTCTGATTTTTCGATGGTAACGTATCGGTGTGCGGGATCGCACCTGAATTCCGAAAAAACCTGAACCCAATTTTTGCAGATTTGGCGTACATGCGCGGTTCTCCTCGCCGGTCAAGCCGGCTACAGCGAAAACTACGGCGCGAAATCGTCCAGTGAGGCGCGCCCGCCTGGCAGCAGCAGAGCAGGCTAAAAATTTGACCCGCTCCGGAAATGGATGGTCACCATCCTATCCTGGAAAACCACGCAACAGTACTAAGTAGTAGTCCAGTACTTCAACCATCCGGGTCGCCTTGCACGAATATAAGGCGAACGCGCCCGCGCGGCAGCACTTTTCGCCGCTTTCGCCCTCGCCACGTCGCCCGCCAACATGGGCGATGCGCATCAGAATTCCACGGACGGCGGCATCGCGCCGCGAGCCTTCATACGCCATGCTGATCCTGCGCCCGGTGCGCCGCGCCCCGTTTTTCGCGGGATCGCTTTTGCGCGCGGGCGCGTTCGTCGAAGAGTCCGCGCTTTGGCCGACGCCCGATTATCCGCTTGTCCCGCTGCTGATCGAGTACGCCGGCCCCGACGGCCCCGGGCGCGGGCACAACCGTTCGCCCGCTGTTTACGTGCTTTGGCGCTACGTGCCTCCGCGCCAGGAGTTTGAAGAAGTCGCGCGCGTCCGAAGCCACGGCGCCGAATGGGTTCACGATCTGCGCCCGATCGTCGAGCGCGAGCTGGTGCGGCCGGCGATCGATCACAACGCGCGCGGCCGGGCGACGGCTGCGCAGCTCGCCGCGTTAATCGACGGCGCGCTCGATGACCTCGAAGACGAGGGCAGGGAATCGGCGCTCGCCGCGCTTTACAACCAGGTTGCGGCGCGCTTTGCGGAATCGGTTGCGGCCGGCGCGGTGCTGCGCGAGTCGCTTTTCGCGGCTCCTGCGCGGCGCAAAGGCGCTCGCGCGGCGTAGCGCGTCAGACGGCGGCCGGCGCGCTCGCTGCGAGGTCTGCCGGTTCGATGGTTTGGGCATGCGACCACGTCATCAATTGCATGAGCGTCGTGTTGCTCGGCAGGGCATCGCGAACGTGGCTGAGATAGTCCGCCGCCAGTTCATCCAGCATCTTGTGCAGCAGGACGTGGCGCTCGCGGTGTTTGTCGCGGGTCACGCTACGCGCCTCCGTTTGCCGGCGGGAGCATTTTCATTTCATTTTCGATCATCGCCTCGTATAACGTGCGGCGCTCGCCGTATTCACCCGTCAGGCAGCGGTACGGCGTGAAAACCTCGATATTCGTCACCATTCCGGTGTCAATGATGGCGCACTGCGCCTCGACCCACCGGAACAATTGACGCCACGCAACGCGCTCGGCGTGTTCGCGGCGCCGCTCGTAGTCACGCGATGACGGGGCAAAACGTTCGTTTGCGATCAGCGCCTCGATGCGCGCCGGAATCGAGAACGGGAGTTCGAGACGTCCGAACACGAGCGTAAAATCGACGCCCCGGATACGGCGCTCGTCGTCGTACATCATTGAAACGCGCCGCGCGCCGATCGAAACTAGCTTTTCGGCTATCTGTGCGGCGCTGCGCGCGGCGGGCACGTCCGTCGTTTCCATGAACATCGTCCGGCGTCTTGCGGGCATTTACCCCTCATGCTTCGCCGCGCCCAGCTCGTAGCGCCGCGCCCACAGCGTAAGCGATTCAATCGTCCAATCGCGCCTGTGCGGATCGTCGTAAATCCACATCCGCAGGTCCACCGGCTGCAGCCCGAGCGCCTGCGCCGCCGCGATCAGCGTGTCGGGCAGCGTATCGCCGGGCGAAAGCGCAACGCCGGCGGCTTCCTCGATCGCGGCGAGGATCGCCTGGCGATCCCAGGCGCGCCACCAGGGCGCGTGCGGCGCGGCGGGCGCGGCGTCGGGCATCATGGCGCAAACGCCTCCGGTACTTCGTACGGCCGCCATTCGGAGAACGGGCGGCCCGCGTTTACCGCGTTCGCGATCCTCAGCGAAAGGCCAGCAATGATAGGGGACGGCGCGGCGGCCGCCGAGCCAAGACACATCAACAGTCCATGGTAATCGTCGATGGTCAGACGGATTGTTACCACCTCGCCGTCGCGCGAATAACCCAGCGCGGCGGGATCGTTTGCCGTTTGTTCCGGCGGCGAGTTTGCGTCGCGCTGCGTGGCGGGTCCCTGCGATGCGTTCACGCGGTCATGATACCCGATTGCGCGCGAATCAGTTAAACCCGTCGATCCATCGGCGCACCGCGTCAGGCCCGCGCTGAAGTTCGAATATGAGCGCATACAGGAACAAACCGCCGTCCGTTGCTTCCAGTTCCGGATGTTTTCTCATATCTGATCCCAGTGACATAACGGCCTCGCGTAACTCGCCGTGGGCGACGTATTCGTGCGCCCGCTTTTTTGCCCAAGCCAGATGCTCGTCG